GGCCATGTCCATGTATAACACTCTGGATACCAATACCCGGGCGATTGATTCAACCTTAGGTAACGTTATGGGTGGATTACGTGCCTTAATGGTTGCATCTAAATTAGGTGGCACCACGCTGACGACCTTTGGCGACCATGCCAGTATGAAGAAGGTCGCTAATATGCTGGGCCTGTCCTATACCAAATCGATCCTCCCTGAATACATGAAGCAATTGAAACAGGGTGCCACACGTGATGAAGCATTGCGGTTTGGCCTTGGGATTAACGAAATGGCCGGTTCAATGACCCGTTTCGGTGATGCTGATATTGTCAGTAGTGCTACCAAGTCAGGCCGCTTTAATGCACGTATGCAGGCTTTTGCTGCAACAACTATGAAACTATCAGGACTGAACGCCGTCACCGCAGGAGCGAAACGAGCGCTTAATCTGGTGCATATGAATAAGCTTGCTGAAATGACCCGTAAAACGGATTGGAAGAATCTTTGTGCAGATGATCTTAAGATCCTGCAGGGGAACGGTATTACCGAACGTGACTGGCAGTTGTGGCAGCAGCTGGAGCCAAGTAAGCGTGAAGATGGGACGGCGGTACTTTCGCAGAATGATTTTTTTAATGCACCAGATGATGTGATTAAGCAGTTTTTGCCATTGGACAAGCAGGATAGTGCGAACGCCATTGCTGACTTCCGCTATAAGGCTGCAATGAAGTATCAGACTCATATCTTCAATGAGGAATCCGTAGCTATCATTGAGGCCGGTGTACGTGAGCGCAGCATCATTAACTTAGGTGAAGCCGGAACTATCCAAGGGGAATTGGGCCGAACCTTATTCCAGTTCAAAGGCTTCCCATTGGCTTATATGTTCCGTATTGGTCATCGTGCCTTTGCCCAGGGAGACATTAAGAGCAGAGTGACGTTCCTAGCTTCGCTACTGGCTTATCAAACTTTAGCAGGTGCATTGATCGTCCAGACTCAGAACTTGGCCAATGGTAAGAATCCGGAGCCTGTATTCACGATAGATTTCTTTGGTAAGTCACTTCTTAAAGGTGGAGGACTTTCATTCCTAGGTGACATCATGTCTGCGCTTTCAGATCCAACTGGTCGAAGTGCCTCAGACTTTATCAGCGGTCCATTATTAGGCCAGAGTATGAAGCTGGGTATGTTGCTCACAGGTATGGGGAACAACATAATTGAGGGCAAAGAGTCTACTCGGATGATGGAAGTGGCAAATACATTGAAGAGTAATATTCCATTGCAGAACCTTTGGTACAGTAAGTTGGTAGTTGATCGTATGCTGTTTTCTAAAATGCAGAATATGATTGATCCTGATTATTTACCAAGAACACAGCAACGGCTTGAGAACTTGGGTAATAGTTACTGGTGGGATTTATCAGAATAAAATTAGGAGCTTCAGCTCCTTTTTTATAATATGGTATTAACTATCACACTTTAAAAATGAAAGAAATGAATAAATTTTTACTTAAGGTATTAATGTCTTTAGCATGCTTTAGTGCATTTAATTGTATCGCTGTGGCAGCTTCAGAATTTGATATAGCTGATATCTTTAACTCTGATGGGACACCTAAAGAAGGATCTATCAATGGAGTTAAATTTATTTCAGCTAAAGAGAATGGATTACTAACTTTAGCCCTATTTGATAGTGAGTCGATTCCAAACAAGAGCGGTGATAATTACTGGTTTTTAAGCTGTAACTCTTACAAAGATAATTATAATATGAATGCAGTTATATGCGGAGCACAGAGAGGGGAATTCAAAATTTTGTTGGGCTCGTTAGGATATATTATTGAAATGGAAAATAAGCCAAGAGGTGGGGGACGCTATATAGTGGCATTTGATAAGGAGCCTAGTTTTGAGGCAACTTACCGTATTGTTGATAAGGTCGAAGTTAAGAAATTCTTAGCCAAAATGATCGATTCAAAAAAGATGCAGTACTCTTATAAAAATGAGAAAAATAAATATATTTCTAATGAAAGAAAAATTCAGAATACAGGCCTAACAATTTCTCTCCTCAAAGATATGAGAGATTATTATTAAATTGGTCAAAAAATATAAAAATCTACTGTTACACGATAAAAAATGGACAATTTAAGGGTGTTACATGATAATTGTTTGAGGTGTTACACGATAAAAAAAGGTGTGTTACATGATAGTCTACTGTCTGTTACACGATAAAAATACTGAATAATGACTACTTACTAACATTTTTAAAAGCCCTATTCTTCCAAAGTTCAATAAATGCTTCACCATTTTCATAGTTAGGTACTCCACCACGTGCCCATTCGCTAACAGTAGATGCACCTGATATTGGTAATACAAAGGCTATTTTCTCATGTGACCATCCAAGGTTACGCAAATCTACAATCATTCTGTTGAAGTCTGGGCGCTTATATCCTCGGCGCTTAATGAAGAACTCTTTTACTTTTTTTTGGGTTTTCAGATTTTTAAATCTTTCAGCAGGTGAATTCTTAAATACAGTCGAGTCTATACAACTGTTATCCACAAACATCATATTGTTGCTCCTTGGATTTGATTAAGTGCTTCATGATCTAAATTAGTAAATTGGCAGTACTTCAATTGAGCATGCATGTACGCGGTACCAGCTTCGCCGTGGCGGTTCTTTCCTACAATAGCCTCAGCAATACCCCGGTATTGAGATTCCTTGTTATAAACTTCGTCTCTGTACAAGAAAATAATTTGGTCGGCATCTTGTTCAATTGCACCTGATTCGCGTAGATCCGACATCATTGGTCTTTTGTTTGGTCGCTTCTCTAGTTCACGGTTGAGCTGAGATAACAGGACTATGACGCAATTAAATTCTTTGGCCATGGCTTTAAGTTCACCAGTGAAGTAGGCGATTTTTAAATCTTCTCGGGCAAACTGTTTTGTAGTCTTCATGATCTGAAGGTAATCCACCAGTACCACACCAACGGTACCGTACTGATGTTTTACTTTACGGATAGATTCCCTGATATTCGCTATCGAGGGACGAGACATATCATTGATATACATCGGTACTTTTTGAAGCATCGCAACGGCGTTTGTATATGCTGTAAATTCCTCTTTAGGTAGTAGATGAGGGGAATTGCGTACTACTCCAATATCTGCCGGTGCAATCGCGCAACAGAGACGCATGGCAATCTGCTCTTTAGGCATTTCGCCAGACATGATGAGGGTAGGCTTTTTCTGTACGACTGCTACATTGTTTGCGATGAGCTGGAGCATCGTAGTTTTACCCATCGCGGGCCGTGCAGCCACCACCATTAGACATCCAGGTTCGACATCGCCTAACTTTTTGTCTAAGTCATATATACCGGTCTGGATTCCTTTAATCATCGAATTGCCAGCAAGTGCAGCTTCAATCTTACGGTGCATCTCAAGAAATGTATTGGATGCAGCATCATGAATATGAAAGAGTGATTCACTTCCAGTTTCAGTATTCAGATCTGCAAAAGCAGTTTGTGCATTCTGGACCAGCTCACCACGGCTCACAGTTAAGTTCCGAGCATGATTAATCACCTTCATGGCTTCAGCTTCAACTTGCCTGCATGTCGTAAGATCCTTCAATTTCTCAGCATAAGACACCAGGTTATAAAAGCTGGAAGGGGCATCACCTAAAATTTG